TCTGTCCCTGCACCGAATACACCATCCGCTGCTGTTCCCAATTTTGCTTGGAGTTTTTTTACATCTTCTCCTTTAGATCCTACTTTTAATAACATAGTTTGTTAGTTTTTATTTATTAGTTTATTATATATTTACATATCTTGTTCCAGGTATGAAATCACCGGCATTATGTTTGGCAAGTAATGTTCTCCAATCATACCCTGTTTTTTCTAAGTGTGGGGAATCCTTAAACTTCCAGTCACCACCCCAAGTATATCCATGTCTTTTATAGATATTTATAACTTCCATCCAATCAGGTTTCCCATCCTTATCAAAATCTTTTACATCATCCCAACTAGCACCACCATTTACCAATAAAACAATATCAAAAGCCAATCCGTAATTATGGATTGATTGCCCACCTTTTGCTTTGGTGACAATCCCTAATTTTTTTCCATTGGTATCATATAATTTTGTTCTACCTTGAGCATATAAAGCATCTTGTTCCTGAAATGTTCTAAGTGTATAGGCAAACCTACAAGTAATATTGGTTAAAGCCGGAACGACTTCATTGAGGTATATGTCTTTAACTTCTTGTCTAATTTTTGGATGAAGAGTATCAATCCTGCTTAGTGTTATATTATCTATCGCCATATTATATATTCCTCCAATAAATAGTTTATATTTTCATTTTAGGTTATATTTATATAGTATGAGTTTAAGAACACTAATTGAAAATATATTGTTGGAGGGTGAAATTGATAATATCATCAAAAACAAAAAAGAAAAGTTATCTAAAGGTGATATTGGGAATAATCCAGAATTCTCAAAAGAATTTGATTATTTTACTAAAGAATTCATTAAAAATATTCCAACCCCAAAAAAATATATATCCAAGTTTTTTGATTTGGTTGATGAATATTATAACTATGGTGGAACTGGATTAGGTGACGCTTTTGAGGGTGTGTATTACAACTTCAATAAATGGATGTTATATAAATCAAAAAATCTAATCACTAAAGATATATTGGCTCAAGACGCTAACTCGTTATTTGATATAATTGAAGAGGTTGAAGAAAATCAGAGAATAAAAGAGTCTGAAAAAGAAATTGATAAAATCTATGAAAGTGATAGATGGTTAGTAATTAGAGTTAAAAGTAAAGAAGCTTCTTGTAAGTATGGTTCTGAAACTAAATGGTGTATATCGGCAACTAAAAGTGATAATAGATTTATTGGTTATGGATATTCTGAAAACAATCATATTTATTTTGTTATCGATAAAAAAGAAAAACTTGACTCTGAAGATGTTTTATATAAAATGGCGATACTTGTTAATAAAAGAGCAAATGTAATTGAGGTTTGGGATGCTGCGGATAACAAATTAACACCCGATCAAGTAAATATGGTAAGAAGATTCATACCAGAAATATTTGAATCAATTGGTAAAGATAGTAAAATCGCTAAAGATGAATTAGATGAAAATTTTATTAAATTTTCTCTTTACGATAATTATAGTACTAAATATATTAAGGATTATAAAAGGGTGGGATTAAAATTTAATACCGATTACTCTATGTTAGAATTAAAGTATCAATTCGGGGAATCCAGACACTTTATAGAAGTTGATATAGATGTTAAAAATAACAACATATCAGCAACATTTTATTATTATAAACTAATAAATGATGAAAAAACAGGTGAAAGATATTATAGTTTTACGCCAATAAGTGTTTTATCGAGAGTATCGAACGAAAAAATAACTAAATCTAATTTTACTTCGTTAATTAAAAAATCAGTTATTGATTTATTAAAATCCCCTGAAGTTAAAAAGTATTTTATTGACAATCCTAACGAATATTTTTCATCTGTTAAATTATATCAAGATATTGAAAATATGGGAACTAAAAAAGTCCCTCAAAAAGCATTTATTACAGCAATTAAATTATTAAAAGATAAAGGTGAGCAAAATATCACAACAATAAGAAGAATTGTTGATCCAAGATTATTGGCATCACATAATGTAAAACCATTACTTAGATCTCTTTATTCATTTGGTTTAATTAAATTAGAAAAAAGGGGTAGAAACGTAATGATTGTCCCTACCCCTAAATTGGTTAAAACTCCTTTGGATAAACTTATTTAATGTTGTTTAATAAGTTATAAGCTCGGCTTAATCTTGTCATTCCTATTCCGCCACCAAATCTGCTAAAGAAGTCATATGATAAGAATTCTTCTAATTCTTTTTCAACTCTTTCTTTACCGAATAGTTCAAATAATTTATTAGCGTAACCACCATTTTCAATTGTATAGAATGTATTTCTCATTTGTTCTACATTTGTGCTTCTTTCAGCCGAACCAATTGTTTCTTGTCCAAATAAAATAACATCAATTTTATTATATAAATCATCTTTATCGTGTTTCATATTCCAAAATGGATTTGTTCTTTCTGGGAAATGTTCCAATGATATACAATGTCCGAAATCCTCCCACATTTTAGTTTCTTCTCTGTTCTCCAAAATCTGAACATCATATTTATCACACATAGAATTATAGAATACACGATTAGGTGTTCCAAACCCTAAATGAATGAGCAATTCTTCCTCCATCTTTCTCATAACATTCATATCACCCTTAGATTCAAATTCAAACATTGGGAAAATAAGTTCGTGTCTTCCAGGAATTGGATCTTTTTCTTGTCTGTATGATGTTGAAATACAAAATACCCCATTCCAATCCGGGTTTTGTAAAAGCTCATGCTCCAGTTGCATCTGACCTGTTTGCGGTAAAGGCCAAACTTCACCTGAGTAGTTAAATTGTGTAATTGAGTGCGGATTTTCGCATGCCGCCAAGATAGATAATCTTGATTGTGTAGGAACTTCTAAGAAGCCCTTTGCTAGGAAAAACTCCCTGAGTTTTTGCACTAGTTCGTGATATGTTTTTGTGTCTTTCATAATTTTTTTTTAAGTATGGGCATAAAAAAACCCAATAGAAATATTGGGTTTTATATTATTTAATAGTTTTCATCAAATTCTTCATCATCAGAAAAAAAATCTTTATCTTCGTCAAAAGATTCGTTAAAATCATCTTCACTATCTAATTCAGTTTCACCTTCAAACTCTTCGGTGATTTCATACATCAATTCAACGAACTGATCTTGTGTGATTTTATTTTCAACGACTGATTCATAAACAAGTAAACAAACAGTTTCAAAATCTTCACTTTTAATTTTGCTTTTAATGTCTTGTAATTTCATAATTATAGATTTTAAGAATAAATAGTCAGTTTTATTGAAATGGTGTTGGATTGTTATATTTTTTCCAATTTTTTCCATAACACACCATCATAGCGGCTTTCCACTTAGATTTCGCAACAGATAAATCCAATTTTTCTTTTACAGTTTTTTTATAAATTTCAAAACTATACTTTGATGCGTCATAACCAGTTGCTCGGTTATTGACTATTTTTCCGTGAGCATCTGTTGGGAACTGTCCGGTACCTTCAAATCTTTTAAAGGTTTGGTTTTTATTGTTTTTATTTTCCATATTCTAATTGTATTAATTTTTTTTAAATTGTCAAATTATTTATTCAACCTCAACCAATTTATCAATTCTTTCCCTGATTTGGGTTAAAGTTGTTTGGTTATAGAACTTACCATCTTCATAGATAGTTTGTAATATCCCACCCTTTTCTTCTTCTTCACTACATTGAATCTTCACCACATATTCACCATTTTCAATATGAACTGCACATCTACCTTTCAAAGACTTCTTGGTACCGTCATCAGTTATAGGGTCTTTATAGATATCAAAACCAGTTCTCACACCATTTTCTTCAACCTCAAACCAAGCACCTTTTGCTGCGAATCCTAATGTATCACGAGTATTGTATTGATAAGTAAAACTACCTACACCTAATACAATATTGGTTGATGCAAATCCTTTCATTTCCAATCTTTCATAGATTTCCAATTGACGATCCAATGTGATCGAATCTCCGTAGATTGCTCCGATGTGAGGATCTAAAACTTTGAAACCTTGTTCGTTGATTTCACCACCGAAGATATCCCAAAGAAGTTCTATTACTCCTTTAGTACTTGGCCTATCTTTAAATCCTTTTGATTTCCAACCATCATCTTCTAATTTAGAAAAGTCATAACCACAAATAATATCTACTGGATCACCACTATCAGGTCTAATTACTAATTTACCATTACGAGCCATAATAGCTTCTTTATTTTCAGGTAAATACTCAGTAATTAATTTCCATAAATCAAATGTATCCGATACAATTGAAAGAATACCATCAGGGAATTCAACTAACCAATCGGCAATCATCTGAGATTCACCAACGGTAAAAATCTTTGTAGTTGATACTGAATGCTCTGAAGCATTTACCGAATTGATACATACCTCATCTTTTGATTCGTCATAGAAATAACGAGCTCCAGGGATAACAATTAAGGTATCACTACCTCTGAATGACATTGCGTGTCCTAATCCACTTGATAACATATCAAAAGGTGATAAACCTCTTGCTGAGAAATCGTGACATAAGAAAGGAATTAACCAAGCGTTTGCTGGGTCTGTTTTAGCCACCCATTTAGCAACATTTCTACGATATTGTAGTGCGATTGTAGCGGATGTAGATGTTTTCCAAGCCAAACTTGAAATGACTGTTTCAAGGTAAAGTGTAAGCCAAGCAAATCCATCAATAGTATTGATAAATGTCATATGTGGAATGTTTGGTGAGGTTTCAATACCTTCAGGTAAAGCTTTAACTCGGATAGGTAAATAACCTAAATCGTGTAAGGCTTCGAAATGAGCCCCATCGTAATCCATACCAAGATATTTTGACATATCTGATTGGAATTGGGTTGCAACATCTTTTGGTTGATTGAAGAAGTTTTCTTGGAACTCATCATGCAACCAACGCATTGTTAGTTGATGTCCAACTGACAAGATTTTTTTAACACCTTTAGGTGCGTATTTTAAAGAGCGAGGAATCCAAGTTCCGTATAATTTAGCAGTTCCTTTAGCTAACATTTTTTTGTGTGATGCCTTATACCCATCGGTATAATACAATGCAATTGGTTTGAACATAATTTTTTATTGTTTTAAATTGTTTTACATATATATTTCTTAATTTTTACTTATCCAATTTTTTTTAAAAATCATACATTTGGGTAGTTTTAGATCCTCTGATTTTATACATTGCGAATTGAAGTGTTTTTAACGCTTCATTTAACCCAGCCCTATCATCAAGATATATGTTCGCATATATTTTTCCGTGATGTCCGTAAGGTAAGTGAATTGGGTTTTCATTAATAGAGTCGATTGACAACCCTTTAGTTTTACAATATTCCCTAATCTCATCGTGTCTATCAGGAGCACTACAAGTAAAAATCGCTATATAAGCACCTGTTTCTTTCGCTATTTTTAACACATCAATAACTTTCTCAATGTCTTTAGCATTGTCAATTGTGTGATATGGGAATATGGTTGAGTCATAATCAACCGCTATTACTATTTTACCATGCTCACGCCATTCTTTTTCCAATCTATCCAAATATGGAGTAGATTCAGGATTTTTATCAAAATATTCTTTCATTTTTTTTATTTATTAGATTACAAAGATAATGGAAATATTATTAATTCCAAATTTATTTATTATTCACCCCCATCATAAATTACAACCGTTACATCACAATCTGATAATTCTTCGATAATATATTCTTTAATTATATTCCAATCACCACCAGCCAAACCAGCACCAATCATAGGTAATCCAATTTTTTTACCACTAAAAGTAAAATTAATTTTCCTTAAACATAATTTTAGTGCTTCATAATCTAATGGTTTTAATTTCCTTGATGGGTAATATTGAGTATAACAATTAACCACATTAACACCTTTTTCAGGTGTTAATGGGAATAACCTAAATTCAATTTGTCCCAATTTATTAACATTACCTGCCATATTTGGATGTTCCAATGGATAATTTCCAACCCCAAACTTCTTATTCATACCAACAGCAATTCCTGCACCCATATTACACATACAATTACATCCGTGAGCAATAACGTCAAACTCCCCTTGAATCGCGAGTTTAATTAAATCCCCTTTAATTTCTTTATACATTCCCATAATTAATTATTTATTATACCCAAATCTTTAAAATATATTTAATTGTTTAACCTTTGTTGGTGTATTTGCCAAGGCATGATACTCAGTTCCACCAATATCTTTCACACTATTTGTTGTGTAAATACAATCAAAATATTCACCTAAATTAGCGTAACCGGCACTAAATATTCCGTGAGTAATAATCAAATAGTTTTTACCGTAATGTTGTGGTTGAACGGAACTTGATAGATTTCTAACATCATTAACCGCTTTAGCTATCTCAATGAATGTTCTACCACCATCACAAATATCGTCAATAATAAAGATATCTTTATCTGCGTCATTTACTGACATTGGTACATTGGTATAATCAATTTTACCTGTTTCAAGATTACGATGTTTTGACGCTATAATAACCTCATTTTTATAACCAATCCTTTCGGCGACATAGAATACTTTCTTTAATGCACCAGCATCAGGTGATATCAATCGGAGTTTCTCAAAATTCATTTTATCCCACACTTCAAAACCTTTCTTTATGAAATAATCTGTAAGCGCAAAATGAACTAACTTGACGTTATCCACTTTTTCAATGTTATTGATACAAGCTTCTAATACGTCTGAATGTGGATCCATAATAATAACTTTTTCGTATCCTTGACTATTGATAATTGGAGCGATTACATTTTTAATGTAGTTAAATCCACCTTCAGCGAATTTTCTATCTGAACGACCTCCAATACAATATGGGATATAAAGTTTAATTTTACTTACACCAACCTCTTTTAATGCTTGTGTTGCACAGATGATAATCTCCAAATCCTTAAATGTATTCAAACGAGATTTAATTATAATTCCGTGAGGATTTTCTTTAAGTGAATTGAACGTATTGTATCCTTCTTCAATTAATCGTAATGATTGTTGTCCATCAGGAAATTTACTTATCTCATATTTGAAAGATAATTTGTCGTTGGGGTTTACCAAATTTAATGTTTCTGCCATATTATTTATAGTTTTTAAGTTCTCTTTTTGTATCTCTTTCAATGTCTTTAGTTTTAATGACATCTTTCTTATCGAATGTTTTACGACCTTTACCAACCCCAATTACAATTTTAACCAATCCTTTTACAAAGATTAGTTCCAATGGAATTAAAGCATATCCTTTTTGAATAAACTTATTACGGATTTTGTTAATTTCTTTTGAATTTAATAACAATACCTTATCTCTAGACTCATCAGGTGAGAAAATATTATTCTTATTAACGTATAAACCTTTAAGGATTATTGAATTGGATGTAATCACACAGAAAGGATCGGTAAAATTACATTTACCATTACGAATGGATTTAACCTCATCACCTTTAAGGATAATACCAGCGGTGTATTGTTCTTCAATACTATAATTATAAAATGCTTTCCTGTTTTTCATCTTACAAATATACTATTTATTTTTAACAATCTGAATTAATTTTTTAAGACATTCAAGTTCTGCTTCTTCGTAGGTATAAAAATCTTCATCATATAATTTACCTAATTGTTGACCAGGTTTTTGAATGTGCCATTGCCAAGACTCTTGACTTATAGATGTAATAGTAGAATGTAGTTTATGCTTCTCTCTAAACCATCTAAAGGCTTGTTGGTATAGTGGTGCTGAAATTACATTTACACCACACCATTCAATAAATTCATCAGGATGGGTTTCAAAGTTATAGATATAACTTTCATTGTTTTTGTCTACATAATAGACACATGGTTCATCAAATCCAATCTCTTTCATATCAAGACTTGGTTGGTATGGTATAAATTCTTTATTCATATTATTTCTGTTTTTTAACTATTTCGATTAATTTTTTAAGACAATGGAGTTCTGCTTCTTCGTAAGTATTAAATGATATTTTTTCATCTAAAGTCCAATATCTTTTAATATCATTATAGATAACAAATGTGTATTCAGGTTTACTATGATAATGTATAAAACAATGTTGATTATACTTCTCTCTAAACCATCTAAATGCTTGTTGGTATAGTGGTGCTGAACAATCTAAATCAGTCATAAATAAATCCTTATTAGTATTATATTTATCTTGATGTAAATCATCCCCCCATCTTTCATCATACCACCTAAAACAAGGTTCATCAAAACCTAATTCTTTTAAAACTAATGCTTGTTCGTATTCTACAAATAATTTTTCCATGGTACAAATATAATACTATTAATAATAAATCCAAATTTATTTTTCGTGGAAACAATAACTCACCCTACCTTCAGTAAATGGTTTATACATTTCAATCTGTTTTTTAGCGAACTCATCCTTAATATCTTTTGATACATCACTTGAAAAAGGACAATCCATAGCCCAATTATTACCAAACCTACCCAATTTAGGATTACCTGTATCGGAAACTATCAATAAAACCTGATTAATTTGTTTTGTTTTCTTCATCTCACAAAAATATAGAACGATTACCTATTTTCCAAAATATTTATCATATTTTCTATAACTTCTTGATGTTCAGATATATCTTTCAATTTAATTGTTCCAACCGATAACCTAAACCAACCTTTATTTTCAGTTGAACCAAAGTATTCAAATGGAACTAATCCAACTTTACATTCATCAATAAGGAAATCTAACATTTCTTCCAAACTATTAAATTTATCCCTATAACCCAAATAAATAGATATATAGATAGCCCCATCAGGTTTTTTATAATCAACCTTACAACCATTAGATTTCATTGTTTCTAATACATCACAAATATTATCACATATTTGTCCAAATGTATTATTCCTACCAGATAAAAATTCGTCAATACCATAATAAGGATTATCCACATTGGTCGCCAAATATTGTCCAACCCCAATTTGTTCAGGTTTATTAGCCCAAGCCCCAATATGACTGAATATCTCACCCGCTTTCTTAATTAAATGCTCAGGTCCAAACATCCATCCAACCCTAACACCTGTCGCAGCCAATGACTTAGAAATACCATCCACACATATCAAAAAATCTTTGATTTGAGGGGTTAAATTAATCGGATGATGTGTTTGTATCCTTGATAGATCTGAATAAATCTGGTCAAAGAAAAAATATACTGGACGATAATTATTGCTCGTCTCCAACCTTCTTTTATTTTCATCAATGATTATTTCACATATTTCTTTTAAAACATCAGGATTGATTATTTTTCCTGTTGGATTTTGAGGTGAGCAAAGACATATCATTCTTGCTTGTTTGATATTATCTTTAATTTGTTGCGCTGTTGGGAAGAAATCATTCTCAGGGGAACATTCAATTTTAATTGGTTTTCCATCGTGTAAGAATGTATAGTGATTATTATTCCAACTTGGAACTGGGAATATAATTTCATCACCTTTATCAATGATTGTCTTAAATATTGTATAAATAAGAGGTCTAACACCAGCACCAATAAGTATTTGATTTGGTGAGTAATCTATAAAATGTTTTCTTTTAAGATGTGATGAAACTGCTTCCCTAAGTGATAATTCACCAACCGGTGTTGGATAATTTGTATTGGAAATATTAAAGTTCCATTGAATATAATCATTTAATTTTTGTGGTATAGGATACAATTGAGAATCGAAATCCCCAATTGTATAGTTATATACCTTTTCAGTTTTGGCTTTGAGTTTGCTTGATATTTTTAATATCTCGGATCCAATAATATTTTCACCATAGTTTGATAAATCCCCCATAATTAAAATTCGTAATTTAGGGCTTCATTATTTGTGTCCATTGGCATCATTTCCATTTCACCCCCCATTATCATTTCTCCCATTGGCGGCATTTGTTCCATTGCTTCTGGTTCATCGTCAAACCCCATAACACCTTTTGAAGTATCTTCATAATGACCAATAAGATTATTAGTTTCAGTTTCATCCAATAAAGAAGCATTTTGGATATTAGTTTCTTTACAATAGTTGATGAATAATTCTTTAATGTGTAAAGGAATTGGGATAAACATCATTTCCATTCTAACATCCCAATCAGTCCAACAAGAAAATTTGTTTGAAAAATTAAACATTTCCCTCATTTCAGCGTCATATTTAACAGATTCTTCGTCATCACTATCATTAATAAGTTTACTTCTTAACCCATAACCTAATTTTTCGTTTGAATTTTTGGCTTTTAATACTGAATCATAATATGAAATATTCATATCATAATATAAACCTATCTTCCTATTTATATCTTTCTCAATGAAGTAAGCTAAAATACCTTTGTCAACATACCTATAAAAATATTCGTGTTGAGTGACACACCATCTAGTTCCTTTACCATAAACAGCGGCTGCATCATATGAAAGAGGTAAGAATAACATATATTTATCATCCTCATAAAGGATTTTAATTTCCTTTTTAGCTTTACCAATTGATTTTGTTAAAGTCGCTTCTTTAATCGATTGTTTAACAGCCGAAAGGTTTTTATGTTGATTTAAATCAGCATTTTCAATTAAACCATTAGTCGCTAATTCATCAAATTTATTTAGGACTTCTAAAATATACTCCATTTCAGTTATTGCAGTATGCTCAAAATCATTTGATAGATTATTTGTAAATCTAACTAAATGTTCCATATATTTTTTTGTTTTGGAATTGTCAATATTATTTGCTATTCCAATAAAATCAATAGGTTTGATTTTATCTTTAAATTTTTCTCTAATTACGTCAATTTTAGCCATTTGTTTCTATATTATATTGTGAGTTAATGTTTATTTTATTATTGTTGAAATCTTTTAGTAATGAGTCTCCAAATTCCTCTACCCATTTATCATAATCGGTAATTCTTTGACTATCTTTATATAAGATTTTTAATTTTCCGTTATCACCGAGTATTGTTATTTTTTCTTCACCTTCAGTAATATCAATAGGTGAAAAGTTAATAAGTTGAGCCATTATCGCAAAAAACTCAAATTTAGCCTTATCTTTTAATGTATCTTTTAAATCACTCATTGTTCTATTGTATATTCATTATGTTTTATAATCCATTTAATTTCACCATCTTTGTATAATAATAATTGACCTTCATCGGTTATTATTACTTTATCACAAACATAGGTGGTATCCGTAATAACTTTGGTTTGTTTAGTTGTTTCAATATTACAGGATAGGATATTAAATATCATTATCATTCCAATTATACGGAATACCATTGTCATAATCAATTGTTTTAAATGAATTTATTAAACTATCTATTTTGGATAAATCTTTACTTTTAGGGTCATCTTTCAATAGAAGTTTTTGGTAGTTTTTGACTAATAACATCATTTCATCAAATGAATTAACCGCATTTAATATGAATACAGCGTCTTTTCTGGTGTCAATAATATTTTGTTCATCCCTATTTTCTTCATCTTCTGCGGTTATTGTTCCAATAAATAAACCATTTTGATCAACCAAATCAATTGAACCGAATGTTTCCGAATCATTCTCATCATTTCTTTCTTCCATTGTTAAAGGAAGTTTCATACATCTATCAAACATTACCATTTTTCAGGAACTCCATTTCCTATATCATTTTTTTTAAATCCAAATAAAACCCACCTATAATAAACCAATAAAATCACATTTACTGATATATTAAACCACGAAGCAATACCCATAGTTCCAATCCCAAATAAAGGTAATAAACCTGTTGTTATTGAAAATAGTGTAAATAACAAACCAATAAAAAATAATCCTTTACTATTTTTAAAACAAATGGAATGACCTTTAATTTTCCTTTCAGGAAACCACTCAACTATATAATTTTTCATATTTTTATATATAATAAATTAAAACCAAAAAAGGAAATATTTATAATGATATGAGCGATATAAATAAGAAAAAACTTTTTATACCAAGAAAACTATCGGGCGAAGGATCGAGGTGGGAACAATGGAACAAAGATCAACCGATAGTTGATGGTAAAAGGATTAACCAGTACGATGGTGAAGGTAGGGAGCAGGGTTATTGGGAGTATTATTGGGATGATCAATTATGGTATAAGGGAACATATAAAAATGGTGTGCGGGACGGTATATGGGAATGGTATTTGTATGATGGTAGTTTGAATGGAAGGAGATTATATAAGAATGATAAATTAATTGAAGAATTACCCATAACTGAATCTAAAAAACTATTCATACCAAGAAAACTATCTGATGGGGACTCTAGGTATTCCGAATGGAATAATAAACAACCAATAGTTGATGGAATCAAGATTAACCAATACGATATTGATGGTAGAAAACAAGGTATATGGTATGAATATCATGATAACGGTGAATTATTCTTTAAAGGAAATTATATTAATGGGGAGAAAGAAGGTCATTGGGAATTTTATTACGATAATGGTAAATTAGATTGTAAAGGTAGTTATGTTAATAATTTGAGAGATGGTATTTGGGAAGAATATGGTTGGAAAAATGGTAAATTAATTGAAAAAAAATTATTTAAAGATGGTGAATATGTTAAAGATTTACCCATAACTGAATCAAAAACCCCATCATTCTTATTAAAAGAAGAAATGGTTTTAATAAGAGAAGGGAATGTTCAGGATTATATTAATAACGTAATATCAAAAATTAAAAACTTACCATATGAAACAAAAAAGAAATATCTTATAATAGCAATTTCAACCCTTTTAGGTTACACATCTTACCCTGTTATTCAATCAATTATTGATAAATCACCTGACAAAGAAGCAAAAGAAATTGTTCATAGGGTAATGAACAAAAAAGATAATTTTTCTATGTTTAAAGATGGAACAAAATTTCGTTTATCTAAAAAAGGTTTTCAACATATTATGGATGAAGAAAAACCAAAACTTATAGCATACGCATTGGGTGATGGTAAAATTACCGTTGGTTATGGACACGCTGAACCAGTTGAAACAACAAAACTTAAAGTAGGGCAAAAAATAACCAAAGAACAAGCAAAATTATACCTTAAAGAAGACCTTAAAATAGCTGCAGATGGTGTAAGAAGAATGTTTAATGATTGGAAAAAACAAGATAAAAACTATAAAATTACTCAAGATATGTTTGACGCATTAGTTTCAATGGCTTTTAATATGGGTGTATCAGGACTTAGAAATACTAATTTAGTCGATCATCTTAGAGATGGTGATTATAAAACAGCAGGACAACTTATTAAAAAAACAAATATTGATAATGATTCATTTCCAGGTCTTGAAAAAAGAAGATATAAGGAATCCGATATGTTTTTATCATATTTATCAAAACCAACCAACGTAAATACATAAAACACAATATTTATACTAATATGGGATTTTTACAATTTTTATTCGAAGGAAAAGTCGAGGACTTTAAAAATATATTCAAGGACAAATATACAACCCCTGAACAAATAGATGCTATTATCAGAGTTTCATCTGAAGTAGAACCTAAACACAAATATTTAATTTGGTTAGCTAAATCACTTACCAAACCAGTATTCAATAACGAAATTGCTTTTGCTGAAGAATTATCCGAAGCACAAGAACTTTTAATGAGGTTTAATACAATTGGTTCAAATCTACCTATTAAAGATATTTCACAATATAAAAGTATGTCTGACTTAGCGGAAGCAATTAAAACCTACGAAAATAGACAAAGAAGAACGATTAAAAAGGTTGATGGTGCTGATATAATCTACGATGATGACGATTACACAATTGTTCATCCGAAACAATACAAAGCTTCTTGTTTTTATGGTCAAGGTTCTAAATGGTGCACATCTTCAGAAAATACAGATAGTCATTGGTATTCATATAATAAAGAAGCTAAATTATTTTATTTCTTATCAAAGAAATTACCTACAAGTGATAAATTCTATAAAGTAGCCTTATTACAAGGATATGATGGAGAAAAGAAGTTTTGGGATGCCCCTGATACAGAATTCTCTTCTGGTTGGATATTAGGGACTGATTATATGAACGATTTACTTAAAGTTGTAGATCAATATATGAGGGATAATTACTCAAAAGAAATTGAAATATTCTCAGACGAACAAAAAGCAAAAATTGAAAGGGAAAGGTTAGCAAGGGTTGAAGCTCAACGAAGATTAAATCAAAAAAGAGAGGATGCTCAAAGTAGAAGAGAAGATAATGAATGGGATCCTGAAGAAATTACGCATGGTGATGTTGGATCACACGCTTGGGCATTATACACTTATTTAACTCGTTATGAAAATTTAGAACCAAAAGAACCGGGTGATGCTGAAAGACTTGAGTTTATTGATTCTGAATTAGATAGATTAGGTGAATTACAAAGTCAATATGAGGTTGAGGGTAGAGATTTAACTGATATTGATGGTGATATTTCAGCATTAGAAGAAGAAAAAGATGAGTTAGAAAAAAGAGTTGATGTGTATGATATGATACCTGAAAGTACTTACGATTTAACAGAATTTAGTGTAGCAAGTCCTGATTATGAAGGATATATATACACTGTCGGTGATGATGATCAAATTAAACGAGCCGCTGTTGATAGCGCCAAAAGTCTTTTAGATGATATCGGGTATGAAGGATTTAATATGAGTTTTATTGAACAATATATTGATGCTGACGCTGTAGCTGATGAGGCGAGAGAGAATTACAACTATTGGGTTTATGATAATCCTGAGTCGTATTTAGATGAAACAGACAGGGAGTTAAGTAAATCACAAAAAGAAGAGATTGCTGAATTCCAAGAAAAGATTGATAAATATAACTCTTTCCGTGAAAAAGCAACTGAACGTCAGGAAAATTATGATTCAGATAGTAGAGAATGGAAGGCACTTGAAAAGGGTATTGATAAACTAACGGATTTAATATCTGACCTTGAATATGATATTGAAAACATTAAAGAAGAACCGGATGGTGATTGGGATGAAGATAAGATTGAAGAAAAAATTGATGAGTTGGTTGATGGTGTAAAAGATAATCCATTAGATTGGTTAAAAGAGATGGGTATTGAAAAATATGGGGATTACATAGATGAAGATGAGTTTATTAATGCGGTAGTTGATGAAGATGGATATTACCACACATTAAATAGTTATAATGGTGAGGGTGATACTGTTGAATGGGATGGTGAGACATATCATATAATGAATACCGATAGATAATAAAAATTCACTATATTTGAACCCTTTAATAAAAATATTATATTTATAAGTATGACAAAAAATGAAGCAAAAAGAGCCTATTTAGATAGGGGGATATTAAAAAAAGACACATTTGATAGATTTTTAAATGAAGATCCAACAACACAAAAGAAATATGTGTTTTATATGATTAAAGAATATCTAAGACAATCTGATGAAGCAGGTAATAAAGTATCTGATTTATCACTAGATGATTTAGATATGGGTATTTTATCACCAATATTTTCATATGTGACAGAATATAATGCTTTACTTGGTAGAGTTCCACAAGATAAAAAAGATATTTATAGATTATCATTTGATGATTTAACTGACTTAGTTGATAGTTTAAATACATCATCAGGAGATAGTGATAAAACATCATTAAGAAAGAGAGCTCGTGAGAATTCTGATACGTTATTAAATAATGTTAATGGTATTTCAGTTGTTGCACCTTATAATCACGATGCGATATGTTATTATGGTCAAGGAACTAAATGGTGTGTATCTATGGATACTTCAACTCATTGGATGGGTTATTATTTCAACCAAAGAAATACTTTTTACATTATAAGTGTTATTAGTGAAGAAGCCCAAAGAAAAGTTAAAGAACATTATGAAGATAAGTGGGAATCAATGGGGTTAGGTAAAGCCGCATGGAATTCTAAAAAAAGAAAATGGGTATTAGTTAAGAATGGTAAAGATGTTTCTGAAATAGCGGCTGAAAATGAAAATGAAGCGGCTGAATTATTCAAACAAAGATTAAATTTACCATCATTAAAAGGATATGAAATTGAAAACTATGGTTATAGAAATCTATATAAAGTAGCGTTTTTAGTTCCACCATTAAAAGATAGAAAAGGTGAAATTATGAGAGATGAAGATAATCAACCTCTACCTGATATGGAAAATGCCCATATTTATTCATCTGACGATATTTCATTCAATAAGGGATGGAAAGAATACTTCAGAGTAATTGGTTTAGATCAATATATTTAAAATTTAAAACCCCTTCATTGGGGTTTTTTTATGTTCCAAACTATTTATATTGTATGAAAAAGATTAAATTAACTGAACAAGATTTAACTAATATAGTTAAAAGGGTTATCTTAGAAGATGAAGAACCTAAAAAGAAATTATTTATCCCAAGAAAAATTGATGAACGTGAAGTTGAATACCAAAAAATAATTGATGGTGAAAAAGAAAAGATTAAAAAAAGTCCTTTTGGTTCAATATCAAAAGACACTTTATTTGAATGGCTACAGGAAAATAATTTAGATCAAGAACTAAAACTTTCTTACAAAGGTCCTTCTTTAGGTGAGGTATCAATGACATCATATAATAAATCAAGTGGTGAAGTTACGTTATTTTTAGAATCAAAAATAACATCTTTAGGTGTGGTAGGTATTCGTTTTAAAATAAAAGACATTCAAATAGGGTATGTTGAGCCAAATGAAATGGAAGATGATAAGTTTTACCCGATAGATTAAGATGAAAATAGTTATAACTGAAGAACAAAAGAATAAGTTATTTATTCCAAGAAAAATTGATGAGAGACAGGGACAATTAAAAAAAGAATTGGTTAAAAAAACCAAAGAACTTCTTTCACGTTTTAATATAACTGAAATAATGAATCATGGTCGTATTGATGATTATGATGAAGTAATAACCGCTGAAGATCATTTAAATGGTGCCTATGAAAAAGTTATTATTGACGGTAAAAACTATCACGGAATTTTTTCAATAATGGATGACGTTAATATCATTGTTGATGATGAAATAATAGATTTTTTAAACGAATGGGAAGAAATGTTGGCGACATACTTAAATACAATTATGCCACAACCATCAGATGAAAGCATATATAAGTCAGAACCTAATGTTATTGGTAGAATGTATAGAATAGATATTACCCCATCAAAAATAGATATTAGTTTTTCTTATGCTATTGTAGAGTACATAAATAAAAAGGGTAAAGAAACTATTACCCTTTAATATCATCACACCAAATAGGGGTTTTTTCTCCAACGTAAGCCCCTGAAACATTAAAATCGAAGTATTCAATAGCGTCTAATTCATTCATCTCCCTACAAAGGATTTGGATACATTTAGAGACAGAATAAACCAATCTCATAGATTTAGTATCGACACCGATAAGAGCTTCGTCAAAACCATCGGCTTTAAGGAAACTCTCATCAGGGTATCTTTCAATAATACTTTCAATCATTAGGATTTAGACTTTATATTAGGTCTATCCTCAATGTGTTTGATAACCGATTCGTACAAGTTAATAAACATTTCTTTGGTTCTACTACCAAATACAATGTCCTTTACTTCAGTTTTGGTATCTTGAACATTCCAGAATTCAATGTGTTTTTGAATTGCCGTGAATTTCTTACCTTTAGAATCCAATCCATTGAAATCTGAACCCAATTTATCAACTTGTAAGTAGATACCATAGGTTTCTTTATTATGATTTTTCTTTGAGATAAAGTAAATCAACACATTCTTTGAGTAAGAATAGAAGTGATTTGACGTATCTTTTGAAGCTGTGCACCATTTAGTACTAGAACCATATGTTAAAGAAGCCTCGTAGGTTAAAGGTGTTCCGATGATATATTCATCATCCTCAAAATACTTATGGAATTCTTTTTCCCTACGCTTCAACTCACGTTGTTGTTTTGCCACTTCCAACACCTTATTAAAATCTTCAACCGATTTAAACTTGAATATGTCTGAATCAACCCCTTTGATAAATCCCTCCTTTACTAATTCATCAAAAGCTGTACAATCTTTGTTGAAATCATTTTCCAACCAATCAGTAAATTCATCAAGAATTGACTTTTTAAGGTTTTCAATTTCATCGGTGCAAGACACTAACCATTTAGTGTATTTAAACTGACTTGACTTATTCTGAGCCGATGGATCATATTTTTTCAATAAATCCAAAAGGTCGATTGATAATTGTTCTTTGAACTTTTCTTTAATTTCTGTGATACTAATCATATTTATTCCCTATTTTAAATTACACTACAAATATATTTCTTTTTTTTAAAATTACAAATTAATTTCTTTTAATATTTCTAAAACTTCATATTTCATATATGGTAAAGGAACTCTATCAAAATCCATAGTTTCCCTATTCCACCATAAAATCTTTAACTCCCTTAACTTCTTACCTGTTCTTAATTGATACATATATGCGTAAAAGCTTAATTGGATTGCGTAAGCATTATATGAACAATCTGACAAATGTGATAAACAACCCTTCATCCAATTACCATAATCATTTTTATATGTTAATTTTTTATTGGATTTGTAGTCATTGATATCAAAGAAATCGCCATAATCCAACACCAAATCGGATGTTCCAGCAACTTTATACTCATCAATCCATAAACACTCCTCAGCCATTATGGTTTCAGCTCTTAATAAATCTAATCTCTTAAAAGCCTCAATAACCTGTCTTTCATAATCATCTGTCGGAAAATAAAATCCTTTGGCGTTAATATAATCTTCAATCGGATTATGAACTTTATAAGTCCCAAAATCAGTCGCTTCCTTATTAATTGCTCTCCACTCAGCAATTATATCTTCTTTCTTCCTACCATCACGTCTTGCAATCGCCGAAGCAATTTTATTCTCCTCAAACTTAACCTTATACTTACCTAAGATTGCCGATATTGACGTGTATTGCTCACCAGTCTCCCTATTAAAATATTTATGTTCTACCGGTTCGAGGTAAACTAAATTTTCTTTATTCATAATCAATTAGTTAAGGTAAAATGGGGTATCTTTATATTCTTCCATTATTTCAGTAATGGTATCAGTACCAGTAAAATCATCAATATAGTAATGAAGTCCATCAAAAATAAATGAAAATTCATCGTCACTCATATTGAATTTGGTTTTGTAATATTTTTTAATCTTTACCTTAATTTCATCTTGTGATATATATTTTTTACCACCACTCCAATTGTTGTTAGAACTCCCACTATAACCATAAGCGTATCCATTACCACTCCCATAATTACTCCCATAATTATAAGATTGTCCATTACCAGAACTATAAGTATTATATGTCGATTCTTGTTGCCCAAATAGTTGTTTTTCATTACCTAATCTTTCAATAATAGCTACTGATAAATCATATGCGATTTCAATACCATCAATTAAAACACACTCATTTGATGTGTGGTATTGGTAGTAAGCCGCAGGTAAGTTAATACACTCAAAGTCAAATTTCTTAGTTAATTGACTAACATCAGTAAATGGATGACGAGCAAATATTCTTACACCATGATCGTATAATAAATCACCAATCTTACCCTCAAATTTACTCTTACCTGTTTCTTCATCAATAACTACACCAGGTTTAGCCCATTCACTACTGAATAATTGATAACCTGAACAATACCAAGAAATTGTATCATTTTCAGGTGAATCGTGTTGAATAGTGTAAGCAACATCTTTAAAGAATTCAGGATCAGCTTCCCTTGAACCAATACATCCAATTTCTTCTGAAATAAAGAAAGCACATTTCATAGTGTCAAACTTATCCATTACTTCAAGAGCCAAGAAAATACCCGCTTTATCATCTCCACCACAACCAGTTCTATTATTTCTTGTATGTGTTTTTCCTTTAACATAACCACGAAGAACTTGTTGTCCATCACATACACTTGAATAGTCATATTGACTCCTTACATAAGTTTCTTCAACAATTTCAATACCACTACTCTCAATCTTATGAACAGTATCCATATGAGCCACCATGCATGGGTAATATTCAGATTCACCTTTTGTTAGGTAAATATTACCAGTTTTGTCAGTATAATGAGGAATGTTGCGACTTGTCGCCCAATCAGCAATGTATTTACGAACCTTTTCTTCCCTACCAGATACCGATGGGATTGAGAGGATTTCTTTTAATCTTTCTAATTTATTATTATCCATACCACAAATGTAATACTATTTTTTTAATTTCCAAAATATTTTTCCCATAAATCTCTAACTTTACAATTATTTTTCATAACTAATTGACATTCATCGTAGCTTATCTTTTTAAATTTAACACTTTGGTAAGTTTCAAATTTATATGTAAATTTTTGGCTGTCGGTATATAAACCAATATAATCATCATAAAATGATGTAAATTCGTATTTATTAATTTTTAAATATATAACTTCGTTATTCCCGTTCGATATAAGATAATTATCATTAATATTTTTCAATGTTCTCATTTGGCAAATATATGTAAAATAATTTACAATAAAAAACCCACAACTAAAAAAAAATTTAGCGTGGGTTTTACCTGTTTAACTTCGGGAAAAGTCAATATGTTTAGATTGTTTCCAAATCTGATTTTAATTTTATTAATTTAATTATACTATCTTTCTTATCAGTCGATATGTAAGATTCCAATTTCAATTTAACTTTTGATAGTTTTTCTTTTATCTCATCATCACCAATATTTATTTTACTATTAACCAGTTCTAAGTTTTCTTTTACGATACTTTCTTCAATTGAAGATAACTTACCTTCATCATTACTTATTATTGTTTTAACTAAATCTTTTTCCCATTCAGTTAAATGTTCGTATTTTTTATTGAACTTCTTAGCAATTAAATTAGTATAAACTTTTATTGGTAATATACCTTCAACCACATTTTCTGATACCGATTTTTGTGTTAATAGATGTGATACCAAATATTTTTTAGCGCTTAACCTACTTTCAATTAAATTAGATTTAGTGTCACGTAATAAAATATCAATATTCTCCAATAATGTTTCTTTTACATATACTTTATCTGATTTATATTTTAAAATAAAATCGTGTGCTATTGAAAAGTCATTATCTAATGATTTAAGATAATCAATACTTTCATTTAAATAATGAGTTGCGTCTGATATATCATCAAATTTTTTATTCTCAATATTAGAATATGTAATATAATACTCTTTAATTGTTTTATTATTTTTAAGTATGTTATAAAACTCCTTAAATAATTTCTTAAACTTATCTTTATCCGAATAAGATTCAAATAATATATTGTTTATATGTTGTTTAATTTTACCAAATGTCATAGTCGTATTTTGTTATATCAATAAATATATGGTTATTAAATTATAAGATACTTTTATCAATTTTTTCTATCATTTCTTTTATATCCCTATTATAACTATCTGTTTTACTTATTAACTTTTCAGTTATTAAAGGTTTGTGCCTACCAAATACGAATGATTCCTGTGGAGCTCCTTCAGGACCACCCGGAGGAGGTGTTCCACCACCCGCTTCAGCACCTGTCTCAGGACTTACACCAGGTGCTTCACCACCAGCTTCAGGTCCTCCACCAAATCCACCGGCTTCAGGTCCTCCACCAAATTCAGATCCACCGGCTTCAGGACCACCTTCAGCAGGAACAGGACCACCTTCACCAGGTTTAACACCATAAATCTTATCAACTTTATCAAATACACCTGTTTTTGGTATAACTGAAGCAGTATTAGCCAATTCAGCCGCCGCAGCTTTTTCAATTCTTTGTTGTTGTAAATCTAACGCAATTTCTTCATCTGACATACCTAATATTTCTTTCTTACCCCTTACCATAGATATAGCCGAAAAACCATTACCAGCGTCAGCCATTGCTTTAGAATAAACATCCAATTTCTGAGACCATAATTCAATCTTTAATAATTCCGCTTGGGTTGAAGGATTAGTTAAAGCTAATGTAAAATTATCTAACTCTTCTTCATATCCTAACATAAATAAATGAATAATAGCAATCTTATTCAATTCTTGAATCATTGCTTTTTGTATTCTATTTACTGTCCTTGAAAATCTAATATCTAATAACGATAAGTTTTTACCATCACCCACAGCTTCACCAAAACCTAAGAAAGGTGCTGGTACTCTAATAGCCGCAAATAATTTCTTTTGTAAGTATTCAATATCGTCAATTGGTAATGGTGCAGCTCCTGGTAATGTATCAATAGGACTTGCTGCATTTTCAGTTCTAACAGGAACAAACCAATCTTGATCAATACCTGCTTGATTATATCTTAAATCAATTTGTCCTGTTTTACTATCAACAATAGGTGTTCTTTTAAACTTATTTGCTATTTTTTGGATGTATGCTTCAATATCACTATCTTCCATATTACCAACAAACACTTTAAATATCCTTCTTTCAGGTGCTCTTACAACCCTATAAATCAACATAGCATCTTCCGACATTACTAATTGTCTATAAATCCTCCTAGCTTTTTCGAGGATACTCGTACCATAAGGAAGTTTTCTATCATCACCTAATAATCTAAAATGAGCAATCTGAAATGGTTCAAATTGTAAATCTTTTGTTTTGTATTGGAATCTAATTTTCTTTTTCTTAGCAATTAAATCAGTATCTTCAAATCTTTCAATTTCAATTGTAGGTAATTGGGTACAACCAACAACCCCTTCACCATGTTCCAAATGTAAATAAACAAAGTTATCACCATATTTTACCGTATTCCTTGTCCAAGCCTGTAAGTTTGTTTCAATATCCAATGTTTTATTAAAAAGGTCTTGAAGTATCGATCTAACTCTCTCTGATTCTGAAAAAATTGTTAGTACTTTACCCTGTTCAGAAGGCACACAGGCCTCTTCCGACATAATATCGAGCGCCGCTGCAATCTCAGGGAAAAACTCCATTGATTCAAAATCGTAATATGCCGCCATCCTGGTTGGTTCATTGTGAATTGAACGAGCATACATATCATTTTCAACCTTACCCCATAAATCATTTACGTATTTTTGTTGTTGAAGTTCGGTTTTTGTAACCTTAAACTCTTCAGGGTTTGTTGTCACTAATAAAGGATCAACAGGTCTTTGAGGTTTACTTATTCTTCTTTTGTTTTCATTGTTGGGTCCTAATAATATACCCATTCTTTGAAATATCGTTAAATTTTGTTCTGCCATATATATAAATATTTATATTTTTCATTTCATCCCAAATAACCAACCAAATTCTTTTTGATTTTGTCCTTGATTTGTTTGTCCCCCTAAAGGATTCATTTTATCTTGCATATTATATGTTGGAATACCTGTTACGGTTGTTTCAACAGTCCAAGAATTTAATAATGATTTTATTTGTGATTCATTCTTTGTAAGTTCCTTAAACCTTACTTCACATAAGTATAATGCCAATGCTAAGGAAAATAAACAGTCATCATTACATCCTTTCATATGATCAGGTCTTCCAGATGCCGTCACAATAAATGTCCTCATTTCAGATAACGTTCTTTGACTTCTTACTTTGAAACCTTGTCTAATATTCCTTTCAAAAGCATCTAATACATTCATCCTTGTTATTGATGAACCTATCACCAAACCCGCAGCCAATTCATCTTTATTGATATAACCATACATATCCTTCCCTTTATAATCATAAAAGAAGTTTTTGTATCCGAATTCTTTTAACTTATTTACACATATTAAACCCAATCCACCTGTTAAATCTGTTATTAACATTGGATTACCATACATCTCTAAATATTTCAATATAAATTCAGCCACAACATCCGGAGCCATTTTACCCCTCCATTCAAACACTTGTTCCCAAGTATCAAAATCAACAATTGTTAAAACACTCCAATCATCTGATTGTCCTAATGAAATATCTAATCCTGCGGCATATCTATGATCTTTTTCAGGTTCTTTAAATACCCATACCGATTTATCAAATCCTTCAATTCTAATTGGGTTAATTACACATTCTCTTTCTTGTTTGTCAATATCTTCACCAGCGACAAATGTATTACCTGAACCAACAAAGTTTCCATCAATCTCTTGACTTACTTTTCTCGGTGAATCCATATCGGCTTTCATACCTTCATACCACGGCGAAGTTGGTTTCCAACCATTTCTTACCAATTCCTTCCACTCATCTTCATTCCAATTCTCAATGGTTTGATCCTCCTTCAACCACATCAAATTAATATTATATCTTGGATCTTGATACCACTTAACTTCATTTATAATAAACGTATTTTTACCTAATACGGAATTATTATATGTTTTCCAATATAATAAATCATTACCATTTGGAGTTGAAATAAGAATTGCTCTTCCCCCTGTTGATAATGCCGCCATAGATGCCGTCCAAAATTCTTCCACATCAATATTATCAATGTGAGCCGCCTCGTCAATAATCATTAAAGTAGGTGTATAACCCCTTAAAGCATCCATTGATGTTGCAACGGCTTTAACTTCAGATTTGTTATATAATATCTTATGAAATTCCGTTGTTTTATCATACATTTTATCTTTTGAAACATCAAAAATCCAATCAGGACATTGGTTGATGAATTCATTTACCTTTTTTAACATTAAGGCTGCGGTATCTCGTTTGTTTGCGACAATAAGAACCTTTTCAGGTGATTCTTCATCGGCGAATAATAATAACCAGCAAACATAGGCTGCTGTAATAGTAGATAACCCGGCTTGTCTGTATTTCAAAGCCAGGTTATATCTTTCGTTTTTAAAATTATGTAGTATGTTTTTTTGTATGTCAAACAATTTAAAAGGGACATTACCCTTTTGTGTTTGATCGTATGTTGTTAAGTAATTTTCAATGAAATAAACATAATCCAGACTACACTTTAAATATTCACTTGTAATATCATTCATATTACAATAAATAGTTAGGATAGCTTATTTTCAAGATTTTCTTTTAATGTGACGTATATTATTTGGAAATTATCAACATCACTCATAGTTTTTTCTTTAGTAATATCTAATACAGACCTAAAGAACTCTTTTATACCAATAACAATCTTATCTTTATCTTTAGCAACATAAAAGTTTTCGTGTAAGAAATACCAAAAGTAATCTTTATGATACCCTTCTTCCTTAAACTTAATTTTTTCTTTCTTATATTGATTTATTGTTTGTTTCCATATCCAATTAAAATGACTATATCTATCAGTATCATTTGTAATTGTATCATCACCCAAATAACTATCGTGTAATATTGATAGTAAAGTAATAGTAAAATCAATAAACAAATCAGTTTGTTCGACCTTTACGTTTTGTTGTGTAAAGAAATCTTTTGTTTTTTCTTTAGGTAAAAACTTTCCGATATATTCTATAAAGTTTTTAGGGTTATCCATTTTAGTCATTGAATTCTTTATAGATATTTAATACTTCAGCAACTATCGGATGTCTATGGTTTTCTTTTAAAGTAATCACTTTAAATCCTTTTACTTTACCATCTAAACCTGTTAAAAACGAAAGTCCTGATTCTTTTTTATTCCTTAAATCCACTTGTGATGTATCACCACATAGAACCATTTTACTTCTCATACCCAATCTACCAATAATCAATTCTGTTTGTGTATGAATTAAGTTTTGACATTCATCTGCAATAATAAATGAATCTTGAAATGTATGACCTCTCATATAAGCCAAAGGTATCATTTGAATCACACCCTCTTTAATCATCTCATCAACCTTTTGTTTATTATATAACTTATAAAAGTTATTATGTAAAGGTTGAATGTATGGTTGTAATTTATCATCAGCTCCACCAGGTAAGAATCCAATTTCTTCTTTTGATACCGCTGGACGACAAATAATTATCTTCTCAATTTCCCTTCTATTGTATAAATCTAACGCTATTAAACAAGCTAATAATGTCTTTCCTGAACCAGCTTGTCCTTTAAGAACCGTTATGTCATTTTCCAATATTAACCGTTTAGCTTCTTTTTGTTCAGCATTAAGGTTGATATTATATCTAATATCACCTTTAGGTTTTCTTTTTTGGGTGTTAGTTGTTTTACCTGTATATTCCATATTCATAAATATTTGTTTTATATCTTTATTTTAATTAAAATGCTTTGAAAATAAAGCATAAAAAAAGCCACAAGGAATTATTGTATTCTTTGTGGCGTTTAAATATGTTATTTTCATTCAGTTATGACTTTATTCTTTTGTTAAACCTTTTACTTCGTTTAACATTTTCTTTAGAGTAGCATTTACATCTTCTTTCATAACACTTTTAGCCGCTGGCTTTGTGTTATAGTTGTAATTCATCAACTTCATAATTTTAGAAGTTTCTTCATTTATCATCTTCTTATTTTTATCAGCCAATACAATCAATTCACCTTCTTCAAATCTAACTTTAGCGGTTCTATTGTTGTCAGCGATTTCAAATACTAAACCATTCACTTGGTATTCACTTGGAATAACAACTTTATCTAAGTTCTCAGCATTTTCAACTCTTAATGTTCCCAAATTAATTGAAGCAAACCCTGATGAAATACTCATATTTGCTGATGGTCTTTCAACTTTTGGTTGTGGAGTCGAATTAATTTCTTTCATATCGTCATTATTTAAGATAGTCATCCAACCTTCAGATTCTTTTACTTCTTTCTTCTTGAAGATTTTTGATTTAGATTTCTTCATTTTAGCATCTTTAGCTGCTTTTTTCATTGGTTCTTTTTTATTACCATCTTTATCTAAATCTAAGAAATCAGGTTTTGATTTTTTACCTTCTTTCATTTTGATTGCCTCTGCAATAATTCTATCAACGATAGATGATATTGATTCTTCTACATTCTTATTCTTACCGAATGCTTTATAATTATTTACTAAATCTTTCATAGGTTTTGGGTCTTTATAAAATGTGTGATACACCGCTTGTTTATTCTGTAATTCTTTTCTTTTATTAGCAATTCTCATTGAAATGCTTTCGTCACCATCTAAATTTTTTCTAACTCTTTCTTTAAACTTATCTGATGGCTCTCTATCATAATCTAAATCTAAATTATTCATACCTGATTTAGCTAATTCTTCAATATAAGCTTCATCATTTTCAACGCCATATTTCTTAGTGTTATTATCACCAGCGGCAGTCTTTGCTGTTCCACCATTATCAACCAATTGTGGTTTTAATTTAATATCATTATATTTGGAAACCTTCTTCATACTTTCTTCATAAGCCGATTTATTTTCTTTGGCATTATCTTTTGATATTTTGTTATACATACCAACACCAGGTGCAGCCCCACCGATACCCGGTAAGCTTCTTCTACCCATTATATCAGCTTCTCTGATGGATTTTTTAACCCCCTCACTAATGAAATAATCTTTTATTTCATCAGGTAAGTCATCAACAGTAGTGTTATTATCACATATCTCCATAGCCTCAATTTTATCCATCCCAAACTCATTAACTAAATATTTAATCTCATCTCTATAAGATAGGTTATTAAATAGATTAATTTCATTATTTTCTTTTAAAGATTTTTTACCTCCACCACAACCACATCCACCTTCTTTAAGTGTTTTTTTATTTTCTTCATTAAACTCATTTCTGAATTTAGCCTTAGCTTCTTTCTCAGTATAATCCATATATCTACGTTTAAATAAATCACCATTTTCAAGACGTTTACTTAAAACTAAATAACCTGTTTCTGTTTTTTGAACATTAATAGTTTCATTAATAGATTTTTTTCCACCACAGCCACATCCACCGTCCATAGATTCATTCATTTTATATGTTTTAATATTTGATGTCGTTATTTTTTCACTATCCCAATCTTTTTTTGAAACCATTTTATGTCCGATTTTACCATTATTTTTTAATGATTTTTCTAAAAATTTATCGGCATCTTTATGTGTTTTAGATAGGTTTTTTACACTTCCTTTTGAATCCATAACATAAAATACTTCAATTTTATCATCCGTAGATTCATTTGTAATAACAACATTAGCATTTTTGTCTTTTATTTTAACAGCATCAGCTATTTTACTACTTGGAACATAATACGTTCTACTATCAGCATCTTTTGATAATGTTTGTTGAGTTTTCATATCAATCTCATTTAATTCATCATCAACAATGATATCATCGTCATCAAATAAATCTTCCATTTGGATTTTCCTGTATCTTGGTTTCATACTTTTACTTTTTTTCTCAACGAATCTGTAATCATCTACATTTTCATATCTCTCATTTATTGCCATACATATAAATATATCAATTTTCTATTTTTGATAGTTTTTTATAGTAATAAATATCTTCGTATAAATGATCCTTAGCAATCTCTCTAGCAATTTTCTTATTAGTCGTATGCTCCATTTCAACTTTAATACCTTTTAACCATTCTCTCATAGCTATTTGTGGAGATACTTTATGTTTTTTAGCAATTTCTTTAATAGTCATATCATTTGATTTACCACCAGGAATTGCTTCTTCATTAACCCATTTTGTTTTTGGTAAATGAACATTACCTTTATACCCTTTTGGATATGTTGGAGTTAATTCCATTTCACCTGATAATGAACTCTCACCTTTATACTTACTTGATAGTTCAAGTGGAGCATCCACAGCTCCCTGAGAACAATATGGGAACTTTCTACACTTAGCTTTAATCTTAACAAACTTACCACCCGGACCACCATAAGTTGTCTTAGCACCTTGTCTCATATTTGGAATATTCTTAGCCAAAAATCCCGGTGTTTCATATGAACCAGTTGATGATGAACCTGTTTCTTCTTTAAGTTTTAACCTATCAAAATGACGTTTAACACCTTTCATTTCATCTATATAACCATTATATTGTTCAATATAATCATAACTATTATTTGTTTGATTATATCTACTCGTATTCTCAAATGTTTTTAAATCATCCATAGAAACATTATATCCATACATTTTTTTAAGTATATCAATAATAAATGTATAATTTAATTCTTTTTCCTTACTTATACTATTAACTTTATTTTCTTGACTCATATTAGTTAATACACCCTTAATCAATTTAAAATAATATTCGCGAGGGAAACCTTTTAATGGATTACCATCAATCATCCAATCATTTTTCATTATTAAAAGTAATCTATTTCTATCGGTTATGTTTTTTTCACCAACCAAACTTTTAATTCTTTCAACATCCGTTTTCCTTTTTTCCGATGCGTCATTAGAACTATTTTCTTTAACCATTCTTTCAATTAACGAAATTAATTCACTTTCTTTTAATGTTATTGTCTGTTTCATACTTTCCTTTCTTGGCTTATAAGAAGCCATTGCTGGTTTATTACCCTTACCCACTTTACTATGAGTCTTTTCAACCCTTCTTTTTTGAGCACAAGCAGCCCTTTTTTGCTCATCAGTCATTTTAGATGCAACACCTGCCGCCCTACATTTAGGGTATGATTTATCGGTAGCCTTATCTCTACCACAAGGAGGATGCTTACCATCTTCCTTACGACATATATTAACCCAAGGTCCTTTAGGTTGCTTACTACCTTTTGGCTTCTTTTTAGTTCCAAACCAAACAGCCAAATCCTCAGTTGTTAAATGTTCCCTTATTTTTTTTCTAATATTTTCCATAGTTTTAACAATAAGCTCCCGAACATTTTTTCTGCCCATCTAAGCCCTTAAATCTTCCTTTACATACTTGAACAGCAAAGCCATTCGAATAAGCACTTGGATACACCTTAAACTTAGCTTTAGCCGCCGCTTTACCTCTAGCACATAATTTAGTTCCGGTTTTCTTTTTACCTTCAGATAAACTCTCATCCATATCCATATATTCTTTCAATTTGAAGAATTCTTCTTTGGTTAAACCTGTTCTTATTTTTCTTCTGATTGGTTGTTGATCTAATGCTGTTGAATATGCACCTGCCGATGCTGTTCCAGTTTCTTCTTTAATATTTTTCTTATCCCTAACATCCTTAATATTATAGTATAATGTATCCCACCAATCTTCATCCTTCATATATTTATTAGCCATTTCGATATTAATTGAAGAATCTTCAATATAATTATCCACAGCCTTTTCAACGTCTGTATCAATATATTTTTCAGGTAATACATCTTCAATTTCAAGAGCCACATTCATAGGGGACATCATTCTAAAATCAATTGATTGACCCAATCCTTTATTATCTCTTTTATATATTCCATAAGTCATATCTTGACCACCAGAATCTTCACCATATTCTTTAATCATTCTTTCAATTAAAGAAATTAATTCGTTTTCGTTTAATGTTATTGTTTTTTTCATATTATACTTCAAAATATTTATTTAATTCAGGGAAATAATTGTCATCGTATTTAACAAATGTTTGAGTTTCTTTTTTCTCAGGGTTAAATGGATTACCTATATTACTTTCTAATTTAACAGAATTATCACCAATACCAACTACTTTGTATTTTTTACCTTTAGTAAAATAATATTTCGGACCTTTTAATTTATCTAACACCAAATCAGAATACCCTGATTTAGATGCGTACTCAGTATCACTTAAATCAACAGACCATTTATAATTTTTAATACATAATAATTCATCACCCACTTTTATTTTTTTCTTTCTACCAAATACTCTATTGAGTAAATTACCATCTTCTTTAATCATTCTTTCAATTAAAGAAATTAATTCGTTTTCTTTTAATATAATTGTTTTTTTCATATTATTTTATAGGTTTGTTTTGGTTAAAATATGTTTCAATCTTTTGTTTACTTACATTGAATACTTTAGCATAAAATCTATATATATCATATAAAGCCTTATCTTCAGGATGTGATATATAACAATCAGAATGTCCTTTAGGACAAAACTTAACTTTATTATTATTTTCAGTAATATCTGAATCCAAATGTTTTTTAGCGTATTTAATGAATTCTTTAAATTTCTTAGTATTATGAGTACTTTTAGCCTCATTTACCATTTTTTCAATTAAAGAAATCAATTCACTTTCTTTTAATAGTATCGTCTTTTTCATACTTATTTACCTAAGTTAGTCACCCAGAAGTTTCTTCTAGTCCATAATGTTTTATATAATGAAACCAAAACTTCTTTTGATATATCTGTCATTATTTTTTCGGCATCTTTACCTTTTAATTCTTTCTTTAATAAATCAAGAACAGTTTTCTCCAAATCTTTATCAATTAAATCTTTTATCTGTGATTTAACAATCTTTTCAACTTGATCCTTTTCTGTTTTATTTAATTCTTCAAATAATATCTCTCTCATATATGTATAAATAGTTATAGTTGATATGTTTTACTATCATTTCGTAATTGACTTATTTCATAGTCATAACTAATAAATAATTTATTTTCTTCAATTATTGATATATCACCCCATATATGGAATATACCATCAATTTCATTAGCGATATTTTCAATTAGTTTTTTCACCGGAGTTTCAAACTCATTTAATTCGCGGTGAGTATTACTCCCATCAAAGACACCGTGCATAAACCAATTCCATTCGTCAGGAGTTGTGCTCATATCAAACCTAATGGATGTGTCATAATCCATTAGATATTCAAGAGCCGAATCCATACCCAATTCAGTCATAAACAACCTATCCCTTTCATCAATTTTTCTTGGTATAAATAACTTTTTCTTTTGTTCTTCAGTTATAACTATCTTCATACAATATAAATAGTTTGGAACATAAAAAAACCCCAATGAAGGGGTTTTAATTTTTTTTATATTATAATTTTTAATCCATCCTTTTCACAACAATACCCATCCTTATTGTTAAGTATCATTTTATTATCAAAGATATGGATATTATTTTCAACCACACAAATCATATAATCAATACCAGTATATAATTTATTTATGCCATTATATTTAATTTCATATAAGTTATTGACATTTAATGTGATTGATGAACAAGTTTTAATTTGAGCTCTGAATTCTTTACCATTCTTAATATTCTTAATGATGATGTCATAACCACCAATCATATCATTCAAATTACCTAATTTACCAACACTAATTACTTCATAACCACCTTTAGATTCGAAATGTTTTTTTAATTTGGATACAACTAAATCTTCTTTTTTACCACCTTTAGATGACGTGTATTGGATTTTATCAGTTATTTTAGGTAACATACCAATCCAATGCCATTTATTACTTAATACGTAATCCATCATAGTTTCATACCCTTCTTTAGTTGATGGGTTGAAAATAATCTTAGTGAGGGTTTCATCGACTATTACACCATAAGCTGAAAAATTAGTATTGATATAATTTAATATACTTTCCTCCTCACATTTATTTGTTTTAAATATTCTTGGTTGTCTATACCCTCCCACTTCTTTTAATAGTTGTGAATGGTGAGCTTCAAATATCCTTATGTAGTCGTTTTTGAATATCTTAAAACCAATGGTTTCTTTTAATTCTTTCCAGTTCATATATTTAATATTTATACAAATATATAGTAATAATTTAATAAAAACAAAAAAAGGGGTAAAAACCCCCTTTTTTTTTACAATTTTTCACCAAGATAACATTCAGGTGATAAACTTAAACTATTACTATCCATACTACTTATTTTTTAAATCTAAGGTTAAATCTCTTGCGGCTTTCGCTCCCATAAGTTCCATAAAATTTAAAGCCCCATTACCATTACTACCACCTGATTGAATTTGTGGAACCACATTACCTTGATATTTACCGAAAGCATCTGCCCAATATCTTTGAACTTCTTTATAAGCCGCTAACTTTTGTTCCAAAGCCCCATTCGCTTGAATTTCAGTTCGTTTAGCGTATGCTTGAGCGTCTGCCAACGTCTTAATCTTTCTTGCTTCCAACTCAGCCGCTTGTGATTGAATTCTTTGTTGTTCCATATCTTGTTTAGCCACTTCAACCTTTGTTTCAGCCGCTACAACTTGTTTGGTTTGTTCTTGTTTTTGTTGGTATTCAATTTCCACCAATCGTTGCTCACCTTTAGCTTTAGCGGTTAATTGTTGTTGTTGAGCGGTTAGTAATTCTTGTTTAGATACCGAAGCCTTTGTTGATGCGTCAATTTTCTTACCTAACATATCATCCACACGTTTTTCATAATCCACATCGGTAATCTGAGCATCTGCCACCTGAATACCATATTCTTTGATTGATGAAAACTTACGTTTAGAATTACCTAATTTATCCGTAACTTGATTAGTTTCATATATCCTTTTAGTTTCTCTAGCCAAACTATCAAATACGACTCTATCACTTGTTTTAAGAATGAATACACCATTTTTTAATTG